GGTCGTAATTTTTTGCCAGTAGCCGCCATAAACATCACGACTGGAGAGTCGTCCCTGCAAATGATGCAGAATCAAGCCATCCCCCAAATACACAGCGGCATGGTTCGGCACGGGTGAGGCGACTTGCATTAAAAAACAGTCCCCCTCTTGAAGATCTTTAAAATCAATGTCGGTGAATCCGGCATTAGCGAAATTTTCTACATACAAGTTCTTGCCGCGCTTCCACCATTCATCAAAGCGGTCAAAGTCCGGCAAGGTGATCCCTCGCTCCTGATGAAACCAGTCGCGCACCAGCGCATAGCAATCCAGGACGCCGTGAGACCATTGCCGGCCAACGAGTGGAGCGGTATACCCAGAAGGTTCAATACGCGTCCACTCTTGACTTGGGATACCAACGATGTGCCAAGGCAGGCCACTGGCCTCACAGGCCACCCTGTCGGCTTGACTAGGCTCAGAGGAAAACCCCGGATGGCTGTGCACAACACCTACGATTTCGCCTTCACTCTCAGCCGCTGCGTAGTCTTCAGGATGAATAACAAATTGGTCGGTACCCACGCCGATATTGCGGCAACGAATATAAATTTCTCGCCCTTTACGAACGATTAATAGTCCGCAAGCTTCACGCGGATAAGCGTCGTGAGCGTGTTCTAACGCCAGTGTTTTGTTATTAGCCAGCATTAGCGAAACAGTCCCGCAGCCGGAAATCCGCCAAACGACAATTCGGCGTTTTGTCCGAAACGCGCCTGACAAGACGAGAGACGTTTGCCGCAGGTGTCTTGCGAGTTGGCAGCGACTCTCTGGTCATTCGCATCGAAGTAGCTGGTGCCTGTGTAGCCACACTCGCTACTGCGATAACGCCAAGGACACACGTTTTGCACAATCTGTCGGCGCGGTAAATGCACACCTTCCAGATCAAACGATGCGGCAAGTTCAAATTCAATCACATCGCGTGTCTCACGTGATTTGCGATCGATGTAGTAAATGTCATCCGCAAATTCAGCAGAAGCGTCTGCTGTAGGGTTAACGCCACCTGGAAAATTTACTGCATCCAGATATTTGGCAAGGGTTCGCTTACGCGTAATTTTTACGCCCACCATATCCTGATAGATCAGCACTAAAGCGGTGATCGCACCAGTGACATTGGCAACTTTTAGTTTGGGTCTTGGAATCTGACCATTGCCGTTTAATTCAAACCCTTCAATTTGGATGGGAAAGGCTTCATAGACATTGCCTTGCCAAACGAGTCGCTGCTGTAGCGCATTGGTCCCAGCATGAAAATAAATCATCCCCTGACCAAAGAGCGATAGATCCAGCACAAAGAGTTCAATAACGGCACTGGGCGCTAGTTGTTGAATCTCTCTGGCAATTAACTGATGTGTCATGACAAATCGAACACTTGTTTGAAGTTTGCTCGAATGGTTTCGATATTCGGTTCATCGATAGAGCGACTCCATTCCTCGCAGATAAATTTTCCGGTTAGACCTGAAGGTGTAGTCCAGTCAAAAGTTCGAACTGCTCCATGCAACCGAAGGAAGGTATCAATCGCAGAAGCATTCGCAGTCGTTAGTGCCCGAAACTCTAATGTCCACACTTCTGGCTGTGTATTCAGACCAAAGGCAAGTCGCTGCTCATAGCCGTCACCAAAGGTCACGCGTCGAACGATGGGACGAATCGTCAGACTCGCACCAGTTGAGGCAATCCAAGTAAAGGTCGCCAATTACATCGCTCGTCGAGAATCCAATAAACCACCCGCGCGCTTTTGTGCGAGTAGCTCTTGCCGAACGGCGCTGGCTATTGCGCGACCCAAGTCGCGTCCGCCTGCCTCGTCCCCTCGGGCCGCAGTACCTGCCTCGGTCACATTGACCGAAATATTAAAAACATCTCCACCAGCAGATGCAGTCCCAGCGCCTCGCATCGTGACGGGAATCGATCGTCCATCGGGCAAAGGTACATAGGCTTCAGGCCTTGAGCCTTCACCAAAGAGGGCCAATTGCGGCGAGGTCGCCACACCCCCAGAGGCATAAGCCCGAAGGGGAACAGGTCCGTTACCAGTCATGATGCCGCCCCCTGCGAAGGGAAACATCGAGCCTATTGCTTTGGCCAGAGGGCCAGTAATGGCACTTTGAATCTGTATACGAATTAAGTCCTGAATGATGGACAGGGCAAGGTTTCTAAAACTGAGCTTGCCCGTCATTACAAACTGCGTCAGAGCATCAGTCATGCCAGTGAAAGCACTGCGGGTTGCATTCTCCATTTGACGTCCGACTTGAGAAGCTTCTTCCGCGACGTCTTTCAACGCCTTACCAATTCCAGCAGACGGGTCAGACAACTCACGAGCGCGCTGTGCAAGTTGCTCAGAAGCGGTAGCTGCGCGCTGAGCTGCCTCAGCAATGCTTTTAAAAGAGTCAGCAAATTTTTCGTTACCCGGCGAAGCGGACGCAATAGCTTCAGCTTGGGCAGCCAACTTGGTTAGCTCCTCAGCACTTCGCTGTCGGGCCTGCGAGAGTAAGGTTAATGACGCGACTTCGGAAATCGTGCGGGATTCGCGTTGCGTTTTTATCTGATCTTCAATAGAGGCCAATTCCATCTGGCCACGCTGCGCCTGCTCTTGCAGATCTTTGAGAGTTTCGCTTGGCTGACGAATTAAACGCTCTACATTCGACTGCTGTACATCGCGCTCTAACGTTGCACGCTTCTTTGCGATTTCAGATAATTTATCTTCAAACTTCAATCTATCTTGAACTGTTTTCGCATCTTTGCGAAGCGCAATTTCAAGCAACATTTCTTGCTCAGCATACAGCGCACCTATTTTATTTACGAAGTCTTCTTGTGCTGCGACTCGCGCTTGGCTAGCTTCTTTAAAACTGATGTAGCCGGCGTTTTCATACAGGTCGATTAACCGCTGTCGGTCTTTTAAGATGCCAGACTCTTCATCGACTAAGCGCTGCAATTCTTTGACTTCGGACTCAATACCAGCCATCGACTGACTGGCATTGATAGACGACGCTTTGAAGAAGTTTTCTAGATTAGATTGAGAAGCTTGACGCTCAAGGTTCGAGCGTTTCGACGCAATTTCACTAAGCTTATCCTGGAGCTTTAATTTTTCCTGAACTGTTTTTGCATTAGTCTGCAAACTCTTTTTGACCAATGCTTCTTCTTGATCGTAAATCGAACGCATCTTGGACAGATATTCTTCTTCAGCGTTGGCACGCGCTGTTGTCGCTTCTCCTATGCTGATCAGACCAGCGCTTTGGTAGCTATCGATGATCCGTTGACGGTCGCGCAGCAAGTTGCTTTCTTCCCCGACTGCTCTGTCTAGCGAGCGAATCTGATTTTCCATCGCAGACAAAGCATTACTCGAATTCGTGCTCGACGCTGTGTTGTAATTTAAACGCTTACGTGAAGCATCTTGCGCATGAGCCGCACCATCTAAACCTTTTCGAATATCTGCAAAACGCTTTTCAATCGAGTCAGCGAGTAATGGCATCTCCCATAGATCTGTGTAGTTCTGGTTCGCCTGACGAACAATCTCATTACGCTTGGTGAGCGCCTCTTGCAACTTGGCGCGATTCTTTTCCGAAAAAGGATTGAGTCCTTCACCGCCGGCTAAAAAGGTGCCTGCCAATTCAACATCGGCCCAGACAGCCTGGAAGCTTCCCACTACTGCCTGAATCGACTTGGCAATGGCACGCAAAGCATCGATGACAACTGCAAGTGCATACGCCGTGTTCTCAGCCCAGGTGGTGATTGCTTTATCTTGCTGAAGCTTTTTCATCCCTTCAACTGCGTCATCCGTTCCCAGTAATACTTTGCGAAGTTCTTCGCCCAATACCGTCATAGCGGGAATGGATGACGTAACGATCGTTTGCGCGATAAAGCTGTACTCCGCTCTCATACGCGCGAGCGCTTTGACTGCATGCTCCGCAGATAACACTTGTTCAGCTGAGAGACGAATATTCAGATCTTGGTTGTCCGCCAAATCTTTAAGAAATGGCAGCATGCCAGCACCAGACTTACCAAATAGTTCCATGGCAATGGCAGTCTTTCCCGCACCATCTTCGAATTGCGCAAGTTTTAGCGCAATATCGTTTAAGACTATGGCCGGATCGCGCAAATTTCCTGCTGCATCTTTTGCGTCAACCCCCAGAAACTGCAGTGCCTTGGTAGCCCCAGCCGTCTCATCGTCAACACCTGCCATGCCCTTGGCAAGTTTCGTCAAACTCCCACCAATGTTTTCAAGCGTGGTGTGCGAAATAGTGGCCACTGCCTGAAATCCAGACAACGCTTCAACACTTGCGCCGCTTTGCTCGGACAGCCCTTGTAATGCAGCGGCAGCCTCGACGGTCTGCAGGACAAATTCCTTGATTGCAGCAACGGATGTCACACCCACTGCAATAGCGAAGGCTGACCTGGCTACATTGGCGACACTTTGCAATGAAGCCTTCATCTCATTGGCGTGCTTATCCAACAGACGCGCGCTTTTCCCCAGGTCTGCCTGAAACTCAGCGGTTTCGGCCGCGAGTTTGACGACAAGGGAGCCAATATCAGCCATGCTTTTTTAACTTATGGGCAAACATTGCCTTGAATTGCGCAATGTGTTGCTGGGATTGATCGGATTGGGTCTGTTTTTTAATGAACGGCATGAAATCGTCTGGCGTGAAAGGACGGGCATGTGATGAGCGGTGTGCGTTGGCAAAGGTGGCCGCAATTAAGCCGCCTCTGAAATCTGCACGAAACTCTCCAAAGGGCTCCAACTCATAAAAGGCCATCCATTCAGTGAGCTCATCCGAGCCAATTTTTTGAAGTAGTTCTCGTACTGTCATCCCTAAGGCTAGCGCCAGCCGAAATACAAATCGACGACTGTGCTGAGCCTCTAGACTTTTTTTGCGGTATCAACCGCGTCAGTACCGATGCCGTTGATGCGTTGCGCTATGGTGAATACTCGATCTAGGGCACGGGCACTTTTATTTCCTAGCGCTACCACTTCAGCATCGGTAAAAAGGCGCACGCCATTAGCGTCACAGAGCGTGAGCGACACCAAGCGGGCCCTCACGTTTTCCATGCGACCTTCTTTGCCAATCAGGCTTGCCTCAAACGCATCCCGGTCTGCTCCAGTCATGGTACGAACCATCACATCGCCACCCCACTCGGGAATGGCGAGGCACTCCAGTGGAAGATCATTGGCAGCGAGGATATTTTCTTTGTTAAGCAGATTCATGTTCTTACGCCTCCGTGATATCGCCATCGATCTCAATCGTCACCGACGCTTCAACGACAGCATCCACACCGCCTTGAACACTGAACTGGGTGACATACCCGTAAAATGTCCAAACAGTAGGGATGGTGTCCGTAAAAGTGATGCGAAACTGCTGTCGTGTTCTGTTAGCACGATCGGACCGGAGCCCATCGTGAACTGCATTGTCTGGATCAAAATGTAAGGACAAGGAAAGTGAGCCTTCGTCTCTCAGTCCCATGCGTTTTTCTTTTGCCGTTGAGGACAGGTTTGTCACATCAATGACCTGCGCCTGCCCACCCGGGCCTTGGAAGGAAACGACGTTCGGTATCGTCTCAAATGCAGTAGTACCCATTCGGGCAATCGTGATGCCTTGAGCAATAATGGCTGTACTTGGCATGAATATTCTCCTATCGATGAATTGGCTTATTAGGCCTAAATTTGAAACAGTTAATGGAGGTAGGTATAGTCAACAGTGATTCGGTAAACACGTGCTTCTTCATCAAATCCACTATTGACCATTCGTACATCTGAGACCGTATCGATTGCAGCCATCACGGATCCCATCACATCATCCTGAAGTTCATTGGCAGCTTGTAATGTCTTGGCATACGCATCAACTTGCATGCGTATTCGCACGACACCATGCAAACCATTAATACCAATGACTTGTTCAGTAGCCACTGGGGTATAGACGATGCAGGGATAGACGGTCTCACCTGGTGCGATTAATGCAAACACTCTGGTTTGCGCCAGGTGCTTGATCGCTTGATAAAATTCTTGCATTAAATTTTTGCGAGCTTCTTCGCTTCGACTTCTATTCTTTCAGCCAGTCGCGTCGTAATCGCAGTCACCGCTTCTTGCCGTTTATTTTCGAGCGCTGGGCGCAAAAAAGGACGGGCGGCCATCTTGGTCGTACCGAACTCAATGAAGCGCCAGTACCAGGCATCCTGCGAGAGATTTTTCTTTTTACCTTGCAGGCGATACTTCTTTCCGTGACGAACTGTGACA